AAAACGTGATTTCAGTGCCTTGACCTTTGAAGTCTTCTTGCACTGCGCCAATGTTCCAATAGGTTGATGGAACTCCGAAGTCTGTGTCAACTGATTTAATGAGCGCCATGATTTTCCTTAAACGATAGTCCAGACTGAACCAGATGGTACAGTAACTACGATGCCTGTTGCAATAGTCACTGGGCCTGATGACAACGCATTGTTACCCGATGTGATTGAATAGTCAGCCGAGATGGTTGCACTATTTTCCCACAAACCCTTGGCTGTGATGTTGCTGCTGGCAGAAGTCGCCCATGACAGCGTACCCGAACCATTGGTTGATAGAACTTGGCTGGCTGTGCCATCAGCAGCAGGGAGCGTGTAAGTCGTAGAGCCAGCAGCCGCAGCGCCCTTTAACCCAACGTAGCCCGAACTGCTACCCATAAGCTGAAGCGTACCTTTAGCTTGCAACAGGGTTGATGTCAACTGCATACGCCATGCAGACTTGGCTTGGGTAAAGCCACCAACATACCATTGATGCGAGTTGGCCGAACCAGTTGAGTCGGTGGCGTAGACCAAGTTGCCCGTGTAGGTACTGTTCAGCGCCGAGCCGAACAAATACGCCTCGTTAGCGCCTGTGACTGTGTAAGTTGCGTCAGCATAGACTGAGCTTGTAAAGCCCATGTCAGCCCAACCGTGAGAATCTGTGCTGTTGTTGGCGTAAGCTACGAAGTCAGATGATGCAGACGTTCCAGCGTTGTTGTTGACGATGTAGCTTTGAACGTACTGGTTTGTGTTGCCTGTCATGGCGACCAGTGGGTTAGTTGCACCAGCCAGCACCGTACCCGCGCCGATATTGGCTACGGCAACAGTCTTTAAGACACCTGTTCCCTTTGGTGTCAGGGTTAGGTCTATGTTTGTGTCTGAGCCAGCTGATGCTAAAACAGGCGATGCAGAAGCAACTGAACCTGTAACTTGCAAATAATTAACAGCATTAACGAGGTTGTTTACTTTGAATTGCTGATAGCCACCACTTGTAAAAAAGTTAATTGGTGAGTTTAATTTTGATTGAAAGCTAAGTGGAATACTTGCATCACTACCTTGCGCTGTAATTAAAGGGCCAGCGGAGTTACCAGTAGCCGCCCCAGTGACCTGTACGTAATTCACAGCAGAGGCTGTGTGGGAGACGCGGAGTTGCTCTTGGTTAAAACTGTTTGTTGACAGGCTTACAAAACCAGTGCCTTTAGATGTGATGATTCCGTTATTATTTGCTGTAGCCCCCGCAACAGTAAGCCCAACAGTTCCAGTTGAACCAACTGCTTGCCAAAAATCGACTGTTGTTCTGCTTGTATCCAAAACAGAAAATGCTGTACCACCTGGAGTTACAAAGTTAATCTGACTACCAAGTCCTTTGACTGTTGTAGCACTACCCACAGTAGCGTAAGCAGCAGCACCAGAGCCACCACCACCTGAGAAGGTCACTGTTGGTTGTTCTACGTAGCCACTACCTGCGTTGGTGATGGTTGCTGTGCCTGCTCGAACACCCCATGTGTTAATCGTTATTGTTGCGCCAGAGCCTGTGCCGCCTGTTACAGATTGCGCTCCAGAAGGAAGAACAGTGTATGTACCTGCGTTGGAACCTGTACCAGTAGATACAGCGGTAATAACTCCACCAGAAACAGCAGTAACTAACAATGTCCAAGGTGTTGAATATGTACCTCCAGAAGCGGCAGTAATTAAATCGCCAACCGTGTAACCAGTTCCACCACTTGTCACAGACCATGTTGAGATATACATCCCAACAGAAAAAGTAGCCTGAACACCACCAGCAGTTGTTGGAGCGGTAATTGCTGTTGTCGGAATAGATGTGTAATTTGAGCCTTGCGCTGTAATCGTAATAGCAGTAACAGTACCACCGTTACTAATGTTCACACCTCTAGAGCCTGCTGCTAGGTCAATGGCTCCTGTGCCTTGGGTTTTGATCGCCAAGGCTACGTTGGTGTCAGAACCTGCTACTGAAAGCACTGGGGCTAAGGTAGTAGCCGCGCCAACCATCTGCTGATAGTTAGCCGAGCCTGTACCAAACTGCGATGTGCTTGTAGCAGTCAGCGTTGTGAATTTGCCAGTGTTTGGTGTTGTGTTACCAATCGTAGGGGGCGATGACAAATCAAGCGTACCACCCAAAGTGATCGTGCCAGACGATGTGATCGGACCGCCTGTCAAGGTCAAGCCGTTGACCGTACCAGCAGTGTCAACGGATGTGACAGAACCTCCACCAGTACCAGCACCAATAGCTGTACGGAACGATGCGGCATCTAGCGCAGTCACCGTGTTATCAGCATTGAATCGGGGGAAAGTGATCGCGCTAGGATCAGTTAGCGTGAACATGTTGCCACCAACAGTGGTAGCCCCTAACGCTGAACGCGCACTACCCGCTGTTGTAGCGCCTGTACCACCATTCGTGATATCTAATACACCACCCAATGTAATCGTACCGCTAGATGTGACAGGACCACCACTAGTTGTCAAACCAGTTGTGCCACCAGACACGTCAACCGAAGTTACCGTACCTGTACCACCGCCACCAGAACCTGTGCTCTCCATGGGTGGTGGACCAATCTGCATTTCGTCTAGACTGATCTGGTTACCACCAGCACCTGCCAGATTAAATAGGTTCAAGAAGAACCGATACCATTCACGCGAGACTAGTCCCGTGCGCGAGTCAATAAACTCAACACGGTTAGATGGAATGTTGGTGGTATTTAATTGTTCAGGCATTGGTAGGTGTCACGTACAGTTGAGCACCCATGATAGCGATTTTCACTGGGTCGGTGCCTGAAACTTCATACACTCGATCACGCAGTTTCAACGTCATACCGAGTCGTCGAGCAATTGCTCTACGGAAATACTCACCCACTCTACCCATGGACATCCAGTGCTCATTGGACCAAGTGTGGCCACCATCATCGGACCAGCGCAACATGAGCTGTGGGTCGCTACCTTGACCATCGTTGATACCAACACCTGTTTGGCAGTCAATCTGCAAATTGTGCTGAGATGAACGTTTGAGATCGTTTTGACCAGTGGGTAGGGCACGCCACGAGCGCAACCACTTCTGGATGTCACCGTTGTCTGAGTATTGGTTTAAGTCAAATGCGTAGATGTTACCGTTTTCAAAGTCACCCACGACAATTTCATCGTTGTAGACAACTTGACAGTTTGAACGATGACGCACGAAAGCACCATTATCCCAGCCTGCACGCTCATGCCACGCTTGAGTTGCTACATCGTAGACCCATGTGGTTTCAGCAGTTGGGAAGATCAACACGTAGAAGGCATGACCGTCTTGTTGGTATGTGTAACCAATGGCGTCAGAGATGTCACCATACTCTTGAATCTGCCACTCGATTGCATGAGTTGACACACGAGTTCCAGTGTAACCATTGGCGCGGTAAACAATACCACGTCCACGGTCATCAGAACCGAGCCAGAACAGGCCGTTATCGAGTTTGGCAACAGAGTAAGGGGCAGCACAACCAATCTCGTTAAAAGCGCCTTGGATGCGCTGCAGGGGGAAGTCTGGCAAACCTGCGTCATACCAAACCTCGATTGAGTTGGTACCGAACAACCATGCTTCACGGTGATCAACGATCAACGACACCAAACCGTCAGGGTTACCTTCGGCGCTGGCAAAGTCAAGTGGATCGACAGACAGACCATCAAACAATGATGTCACCCACACGCGTGAGCTGTTTGGTTCATTGAACACAAAATAGCCATCAAGGTAACCTACGGTCACAGCACCTGGGAAATCAGGGTCCGTGATTTGCGCAAACACTTCTGTGGTTGCGTTGTAGATAAAACCATCAGGGTTGCAGGCAATGAAGATCTGTGTGCCGTTGTCCGACATAGACACTGGACCAGTACCTGTCACAGTACCAACAAATTTGATTTTGTATCGACTGGTCGTGCCGATGACGTTCACACGATAGAAAGTATCGCCTGAGACAACATACAAGTAATCACCAAGACGCCACAGGCCGCGCACTGGTCCTTCACCGACCTCAACAAGGCGACGAAGACCTGGGCAGCGTGAAAGAAACGCAGCTTCCTTGCCACCCTCGGGAACCATCTCGGGGTACAAGTTGACCATGCGGTTGTCGGCAGCGTTGACGCTGCGTGCCACATAAGAGGAGCCAAGGATGGGTGACTTCATCAGTAGTTACCAGCGAAGATGTTGTAGCGTTGACGGGTGGCCACGATTGCGTAAGGCATTGCCATCACATCGTCAGGGTTGTTGATGCGCTTCAAGTTGCGCTTGGATGTCATGGCGATGCGCTGAATCTGAGGTGCTGGTTCAACACCATATTCAGGGGCGATTTCCATTGCCAAATTGTAGGCAAAGGCACGCATGTAACCTGGTGGAAAGTGCAACACTGTGTCAAGAGCAGCAGGTTGACTGAGTTCTTGAACAGAGACAATGTGCCACTCCAGATCCCGTGTGGGACGTGGGTACACAGTCATCGTGATGTTGGGAAATTCCATGTTGATCCAACACACCTGTGGGTATGTGGATGTCACGGTCTTCACAGCAATACCGTTATATTGCTGCTGGTTGATAAATTTGATACCGAAAGACACATTGGTGCCTGGGTCACGGTAGTACGTAGCATCATCGACCAACACTGGTCGATTGCCAACAAAATCACCACTTGGTCCAACTGTGCGAGTGATTTCACCAGCAGGCCAAGTAAACACCTGATCTTCGGTGTTGAACACTGACAGTCGTTCAGTGTTCCATGAGTCGATCATTTGATTGAGGGAAACCAGACCATCATTGGCCATGGCAGCAGATGCTGTTTCACCCTCAGCCAACACACCGAGCAATCGCAGCGCACGAGTGATTTGATCGCCAGCGGTGTATGTCGTCATGATTAAGCTCCTGTGGCTTCGGCAGCGGGTGCTAAAAAGTTAGGCACTTCATCGGCTGCGGGTTGTTCTGGTTCAGCAACCTTACGGGTGCGTGTTTTCACTTCCTTTTTAGGAGCCGCTTCTTCCACTACTTCGGAGGGCGTGTCCAGAGTATATCGCACCCAGCCGTTTTTCTCGTCTGCGACTGCTTCTGCTTCCATGGTTGCAACTTTTGCACCGTGGATTTCATGTTTCATGTAGATTGCTGCCATGTTGTTTCCTTTAAAAATGGGGACCGAAGCCCCCATTTAGGTTTAGGCCGACTTGTAGACGGTCCAAGCTGCATCACCAGTTTTGCGGAATGTGAACACCGCGCTAGAGGTAATTGCCACAGCCACGAAAGCGTTGCCGCCATCGGTCAGGCCAGTAGCAGTAGCCAGAGTCACAGCACCAGAAGAAGTGCCAGTGTTGACCAAGCTCAACTGGAATGTGCTACCAACTTTGGCGCTAGACACAACTGCGTCGATAGCAGCAGCGGTAGGCAAAGTGTAAGTAGCAGCAGAAGTGCTGGGGTTAGCAACCAGCATACCACCTGTCACTTGAGCGGCTGTCAAAGTGGCAGTAGAAGTAGCTGTTTGAGGGGCTGCTG